CTCTGTTTCCAGAGATAATTATATGATTCCAGCAAATGGAACACCCCTCTCATAATCCATCTTTATCACGAGATTAGCCGCCTCGCTGTAAACGTGGTCGTACAACCCAGCACAACCATACAATTGTCTAAATTCATTCAAGTGGTTCTCATTCCACCCGTAACGACGAGTAAGGTCGTACAAAGATACTGGCTTTCGATCACCAACAATCTTGAACTTCCCAACATCCCTCGGGTCAACAAACACCTCCTTAACTCGTTTATCAAGCTTAAAGATGTCATCCAACTCACAACAATTGGCGTTGATTAGATACCCATTAACAAGCATATCGTGAGATATAATGGATCTTTCGGTCCCAAACATCTTCTTTCCTTTATACTTATTAGGCACCTCCCCTTTATAATTTAAACAAAGAAGAATAGCTAAATTCTCCTTCACAGTCCAACAACCACACTCAGTACTCCACACAGGCGAGTGTTTCAGGAATTGAAGGTCCTCAAACCTCTTTGCTTCCTGAACCGTGATAATGTAACCACAAGACTTTGCAATATAAACTAAATCAGACGATCCTTTGTCCTTAACTGCATACCAAAATATAATCCACCAAGCCAATACATTACTAATGGTGGTAATAACACTTCCAGATTGCAAATAAGCCACCAAAGGCTTTAAAATAAGCATCTCTTCTTTGTTATTAGGGTTCTTAACTCGAATCGTATTTTTCAATTGCCCATACAATGATTCCCAAAGATCAGTTGGACATGACCCAACTTTGGCCAAAAGAGTAAACAACAGCTCTTCATGCGAACAATCACACGAGCTAATGTCTGCATTACCACAAATGCGCACCCTTTTTCCATTATGACAGAAGCAACAATCATCCGAGAAAACCAGAAACAACCAACGGTATTTTATACCGTTGTAGATCTCTGACAAAATCTCAATCATCTCTTCCTCCTTCGGCCCCGTCATAAAAATGAAACCACAATCCTCAAGCTCTACAATCCTATCACCCATCAATTCCTTCAAGGCAGCAGCCCAGATCCCTCCAGTAAGACTGTCCTCCTCAAGAGCAACAATGATACGACCTATTTTTAGCAACTTGCTATATTCATTCCTC